CCAGGTCTTTTCTGTTTAATTAATTCTGTCTCTATAGCTGCTGATAATGCAATACCTAATGCTCTACCTTCATCTTCATCTCCTTCTACGTTAGAACCAGAAGCATCTACATTTACTACAATATTTGTTGAACCACCCATGCCACCAAGATTATGATTAGCAATTATTCGACCACCTGCATTTGGAATAAACATTTCTGCTCCTCTTTCTCCAACAATATATGGTTGACCTCTTCTAACAGTACCTCCATTTGCTCTTCCAAAAGTAAAACGTGACACCTGTTGGTCGGGAGTTAAAGCTGGGGTTGCACTTACCGCACTTCTAGTAAAATTATTGCCAAACATACCGCTAAATAATCCCAAAAATCCTTGTCGTATTTGTGCAGCCATCATCTGTGCAGCCATGTCCAAGAAATGATCTGCTATACGCATAAACATATTTCTGAACGCATCTCCTACACTCATTGTTCCTCTTATTATTCCTTTAAAAGATTCTTGGAAAGATGCACCAAGTACTTTAGATAATTCAATTACTTGAAACTGTGCACTATTTAATCTTCTTATTTCACTATTTACATCTTGTAAACCTTTTTGTATTGAAAATGAAGCTTCTTCATTTGCAATCCTTATTTCATCTTGTAAAATTTTAATACGCGTAAATTTGTTTATAAGCTCGGCATTTTCTGTGTTTATTTCTTTTAATTGTTCTCGTTCTCTTTGTAATACTGCTGGTCTTTTTCGACCACCTACTCCCTGTCCAAAATCTGCTGTATCTAGTTCTTTTTGTTTTTCCAAAGTATCTGTAAGAACATTATTTATAGTTGCTTCAACTCCTCTTCTTTGAATTGACAGGACAAGTCTAAGTTCCTCTTCTAGTGTCAAATCTTTATTAATTTTTCTTATGGCTGATAAGGCAGATTCAACTGTATTTGCTTGTGTAAGTGCATCAAATCTACCAAAATCTCCACCAAACTTTTTAGCAATCAATACCGCATCATCTCCAAATCGTTTGAACTCTTGTAAAGCTTTTACTGCTTCTTCTTTTGTAATACCCAAAGACTTACCTAGTTGTCTTACCTGTGATCCACTTATATTTGAACTTATACCCATCTGTTCCATTTCCTTATTCAATTCTCTAATAGATTTTCTAAAATCAAGAGTCTGTTGTATTTGTTGAGCTATTGCAGTACCAGCGATAGATAATCCAAAACCAAACCCTCCACCTAAAGCACCACCAATACCGCCACCAATACCACCAAAAGCAGCACCTAAACCACCCTGACCAAATAACAATGGAAAGCCACCACCAATAAGAGCACTACTGGTTGCACCTCTAATTCTTTGATTTCTTGTGCCAGCAAACATACCACCTTCAGCAAACTGACTTCGCACCATTTGACCAAACCCAGGTCTATTCGCTGTGGCAGCAGCACCAGCAGTGATCTCATCTGCTCTTTGACTAAATGCCCTAAATCCTCCTGCACCAGGATTAACATTTGCAAATTGATTTTGTCTTAATAATCTTCTTCGTTCTGCAAATTCTTGTTTTAATGCTTTTTTTCGTAATAAAATTAATTTTTTTTCATTTGCCTCTATTTTTTTACTAGCCCTATTTCGTAGATCAATTATTTCTCGTTCAGATTTTTTTCTATTTTCTAAAGTTTGTTTAATCCTTGCTTCAACTGGACTACTTTGACCTCTAAAAACACTTTCACTTTGTCCTGTTAATTCTTCTGGTGGTAAAAATTTAAATCTACCAAAGGATCTTTGACCCATTTTTGCCAATGCTTCCTGTAAGGCTTGTTCTTCTTGAAGTATTTGTCTTGATCTTCCAGATGCTCCACCTGCAACAGTTACACTTTGTCCAAATAAACTCTCTCCTGGTACAAGCGAAGATCGCTTGCCTTTCATATTTCTATCTTTAAAACTTTGAGGACTACGATCTCTTCCACGACCTGTACCAGGCAAAGGTAATGGTGCGGTGCTTAGTCTTTGTAAAAGTGCTTCACGTTGTTTAAGTTCTGCATTTAATTCTTTTTCAGCTACTATTAACTGCCTTGCAGCTTTTTCCTGTAATCTAGTTCCAGAAGCAACAGCATTAAAATTTTGTTTTGCAGTTGCAAGAACATTATTAAGACTATTAAAACTTCGTACTGCTCCATCTCCACCTAATTGAAATACTTTTAAAAATTTATTCAGTTGTTGTATTTCTAAACTAAGTTTGCTAGTAGTATTTTTAAATCTAGTTAATTTTTCATTCCCTTTTATGGCAACAGCAATATCTACGTTATAATTAGCCACTTGCTATCAAAATTAAAACATTTTCTCTATATTACCTCTTTTTACCTCGTAAAGCACTAACTTTCTGTGCTTGTTCTTGTTGTTTTTTATATTCTTCATTTTCAATTTCATTATATGCAGCCCAACCTATCATCTCTTCAATAGTCAATGTTTCACATAATTCAGCTACAGTTTTATGTAATGTCTTTGCTAAAGAAAATAAAAACTGCCAATCTTTATTAGCTTTTTAAATCGGCTTTAGCCTCTTTTACCTCCTTATCAGCACCAGCGTTAACCATAGCCAACTGTATTTCTTCAAGAATTGATGCTGATATTTCTCTTCTTAATGAAGCCTTATCGCCATCTTGAAATAATCTTGTACCATCTTTATCTATGGCTTTTTCAATCATCATCTGTAAAGCATAATCATTTACGTCATCAGAATTACTTTTTTTCTGTATTGCCTCTCGTTCTGCAATAGTTAATGGATGCCAGTAGACAGAAAGAATAATCTCATCATCTTCTTTAATATCATGTTTATAGAGTTGAGAAACTCCAAACTTGTTTTTTAAAAGATCAACTGCTCTAGTCATGTTAATGTATAGCTATTATCATTATACTAAGTGTTGGCAGTAAATTGACAAGATATTAAGCCTAAGAAATGTGAAGAATCATCAAGTTGAATAGGTGTAAGTCCATTAATATCAAGCACTCTTGGACTACAACTAAATGTATCAGTATAGTTAGAAGCATTAACAGAAGTAAGCCCATCAATAACAGCCTCTCCTAATGCAGATAAGGTTGCACTACCTTTTCCTCTCGGAACATAAATATTACATTGAATAACACCAGAATAGAAATCCGAAGCTGCACCTTGAGTTTGAGTTGTTGCCTGTGCAAAATCAACTGACATAATAATATATTTTTTAGTTTTACCAGGAGTCTTATAAACCATATTGTCGTAAACCATCTCAACAGTAGCGTCTACTGCTGCAACTGCATCTGTTACTGCTTTTTCAAAAGCTGCTCTGGTGTTAACTAAAGTCATAGATTGGTGTAATCAACAAATTCTCTATCAGGATCAGCAAATTGTCCAATACCTTTTGTGCCACTTGAACTAATACTACCACCTTGAAACTTCCTAGATGCAACAGCAATACTTGGTTTTTTATCTGTAAAAGTAGCATTTATAAGTTGTCCAAGAGTTCCAACATATTTAACAATTTTACTTCTACGAGAACCTAAAGCACTTGCAGCATATTCTGATCTATTACCAATAAATACTTTAGAAAAAGGTTTAAAATTAAATTTTATATTATTTATAAATCTTGGCTCAACAAATGAAGCAGGTGCTGGTTTTCCTTCATATGAAGGTTCTATTTTACTCCACGGAGGATGATCTTCTCTTGCCTGATCTGGTCTGGGTCTTTGAGTACTGGCTGTCCAGCTTGAAGCAAAAAATCCAGTATCAATAGGACTTATAGGATCTTCTTCAGAGGACAAATCAAGTAATGCTGCCTGTATAAAAAGATTAAGGTCTCTTTCTAAATTATTTATTAAATCAGAACTTGCATTTCTAATATCTCCAGCTTTAGCCATCAGAACCTCACTAATAAAGTAAACAAATAAGTTTGTCCACCTTGTCTTGTATCTATATTAACTATCTGTCCTACTCTTGTAGATCCAGCATAAGTTAATGTAACCTCATCTTGAAAATCAGGTTGATTATCTCCAATTAAATCAGGTGTTATATAAACCTTTGCTTCTCTTCTCTCTCTTCCAGTATCTTCAGCAGATTGAACAAACTCAACAGGAGCTTTGATGCTATAAGTCGTATCGCTTGTAGTATATGCACCTGTAGCTGTGTTATAACTACCAGATGCTTTTCTTGTATAAACAATAGAAGAATCAAAAGAAGATCCCAGATCAGCTACAACCTGTTTTGCAATTTGCTTAAATGCTGAGTCTAACTGTCCTGCCATTATCCTCTGACCACTCTAAGTTGAAAACTGCCAGCACCACCTAACATATATGCTCCAAGATAACTTTGTAGCCACGGGTAAACATCAAGAATATTATTTACAGAACCAGTTCCCTGACTTGCAGTATTGTACTTGACTTGAATATCTCCTAACTTAACTTCTTCAAAGTTACCATCTTTACCAGTAGTGCCAGTAATGGCATCAGTATCATTTGCCAATGCTCTGGCTAATTCGTATTGTGCATATTTAATATTATTTGGAATTGTTGTACAAGCTAACTCGACACCATCAACCTGATAATTAGTTCTGGGAAACTTAAGTGCCTGACTTTCATCACATCTATCGCCATAAAAAACTAAAGTATCAATCCATCTTGTAGCTGATATTAATGCTCTTTTCTTTTGGTCATCTGTTTTGTTTGTCCAAGTTGAAGAATCTGGAGAGGTATCAAAATAATCATTAGATTCAGACAAAGTGACATAGCTATTAGCAGTTTCACTTTTTATAGTTGCATTTATGGTAGCTGCCACGATTATTAAAGTAATTTAGTTTTATTGTAGCGTAAAGAAAAAACCCCACCAATATTCGGTGAGGTTTAATGACCACATTTTAATCTTAATAAAAATTAAGATTTTAGACCATTAGACAATGGTGTGTTTACAAAGATTTCAACCATAGGAATTTGGTCGATGTCATAAGTAACACCATAATTAGAGCCTGTTCTAAGTGCAGCATTTGTTGGGTTGTCTGATGCAGAAGTCCACTTAGTACCCATAACGTGATACGCAGTATGGTAGTCAACAGACATAACATCTTGCTTAGATAAGATGTTTCTTTCTGCTTCAATACTTAGCTCAGATTGAACACCCTCAAGAATTGTTCCTGACTTCATTAAGTAACAACGAAACTCTTGACGATTACCAGTAGATGTTGGGTCGTTAATGTTTACCTGAGAGTCAATTACAACTGTGCAACCAGCAAACTGACCGATTGATCTATCAGTAACGCCAACTCCACCACCACCCCAAGTAATGCCAGTACCAGTTGATAAGGCAGAAGTTGAGAATGTTAACAGACCTACTTGGTATAGATAATAAGCAACCGCAGGATGAACTATAAGAAGATCAAGTTCCTCTCCTCTTTCTCCTATAAGAGAACGAGCTTCTGCAACAGTGGCAGCAGTAAGATAGTTT